CTGCAGCTACTGCGAAAATTGTTTTAAACATTTAATTAATTAGTGTAGAATAATAAACAACCTAGCGAGAGTAATTGAGTCATTCGGTTATTCGTATAGTATATTATAATACTTAATATGGATTTGTCAAGCTTTTGACCGAACCTTAACACAGCATATCTTATGAGACATATAAGTAAAACTAATTTAAGTATATTAACGCACCTGATATCTGTACCTTTGTAGAACCAGTAATTGTAGTCACAGTTCCAGAAATATCAACCTTTCCTGTAGCATCAATTTCAGTCTCAGCTCCTGATACAATTGAAGTTCTTCCTGTACTTGTAATATCCACACTAGCATTAGATCCTATATCTACCCCTGCTATACCATCTACTTTCACTATTCCAGTAGAAACTAAGTCCGCTGCTACAGTTCCTCCAGCAGCAAATTTTGTCTTGGTACTCACACCCATTCCAACTGCTCTATTTTTAACTAGAGCACCAGCACCACCTACGCCAAACAAACTTACACAACCAAGTGCTGTCAACTTGTAATCTTGAAGAACTTTGTGATTTATACTACCAGGTGTAATTACGTTTACTTGTGCACGTGGATCAAATTGCATAGATGTTTCTTCACCAGCACCAAAAGTCATTTTCTGACCTATAACAATATCTTTCTTGTTGATTTGAACTGTGTTAATTCTACTTGCTCCAAGATCAAGAGAACCTGTTGCTTGAATTTTTATATTCTGTCCTTCTATTTCTAATTGATCAGTTGCTTGTATTAAGATTTTAGTTGCTTTTATATAACGTGTAGCACCCTCACATTCTTCTATGACATCACCATATGCCATAATACTCAATGCTGTGCCCTCATTTTCTTCACCACCAGTATTATATTCATAGTAAGAACAAGCCATGTGTTCTTGTATCATACCACCTTCTGATCTAATACCGATAATAGCACTTCCAGCAACCTCAGTATCAAGAGGACCTGAACTTATTCTAATACCACCATCACTCTTATATGTTGTAAAACAACCACCTCTTGCAGGTCCGTCAATTCTTAAAGCACTTGTTTCTCCATCTGGAAATATTCTCTCATAAATTTCCGATCTAGTTCTCCACCCCTTTGCAAGGGTATTAAATCTAGGTCCATCAGACAATTCCTGAGTTTCGTCTGGTGTCGTTTGTTTAAAAATATCCTCTGGATATTCTCTTGCGGGAAAAGTTAAAGACATTATGGGCAATCAACGTAACGACCAGTTCCAATCTTAGTAGATCCTACTGCTGCTAATGCAGATGTATCTAGACATGCTAATGATGGTATCAATCTAGCACCAGAACCGCCACCACCAATTATAGTTATAGGAGGGAATTTTTCATATGTAGTTGTTCTATCTAACACACGAACTTGTGTTAATAAACCATCACTAACTATCGCTTCTGCACGACCTTCTTCTCCATCAACAAGAATTTTTGGAGGACTTGTATATCCTCTGCCAGGACTGAGAATACTAAATGCATCAATAATACATCTAACATCATTATCACTAGAGAGATTTAGTTTATATCCGAATCCTGATGACTTGACTCTAATCTCTGTGACAAATCCATCATTATCTAATAATGCTGTTGCAGTTGCACCAACTCCTTCTCCACTAACAAATACTATAGGAGGTTCTGAGTATGCATCTCCAGTACTGGTCACAGGAATTTCAATAATTCCACCATTATCATCAGTAATTATTTTTTGAGTTTCTACAACTGGAAGTCTGAAATCTCTAACTATAGTATTTGGATCATCTTCCCCAACACCTAAATCATCATCTTTTATTCTTTGATCACTATCTGTAGTAATAAGAACATCAACAGACTTACCATCTCCACTGATAGTGAAAGTTAATGTTTCTTGATCTTCAATTTTGTTATCTTCTGCAATACCAACTGTTATTTTTGAAATACCATCTTCAATTATAAACTGTCCTGTTAATTTATTACCAACAATATCAGACGGTGTTATACCTGTGCCTGTCATTGTATAATACAATATAGATCCATTAGGAATACCTGTTGTTTGTACTGTATAAACTATAAACTCTCCTTCTGGACAAGTATCTCTGTTTGCAGAAAGATTGAAAGTAGGAACAGTGCTTGTAGTAGTGGTGTCAGTATCGTCTTCTGGAAAATTACTTGGAGGTGTGTCATCAATAGGCTCAAATGGATCTACTATAGTTGGAGTAAATGGATCATATTCTTCTTTTATATTTCTTTCAACAATAGTGCATTTTGCTATGTTCTTTTTAAATACTGTTTCTACATCTTCCTGATTTTCTGGAGAGTTAAGCACTAACTTAACAAAGAAACTCTCTTCTCCCTCAGTGTTATTATCAAATAAAGTTTGTACATCAACAGTTTTTTCCTCTTCCCCTACTGCAAATCCTAAAATTTCATTTACAGATAGGTAGTCAACATCAGCAGTAGCAGTTCCTTGATTATTAATTGTTTGGAATCTAACTGACGATGCTACTTGAGTAAAACCTTTTCTAGTAACAGTAAATCTAGCGACAGTACCTTCTTCTACCTCTATACTATTAATATCATACGTAAGTTTTTGTGCTAACGAAGGATCTGTAGTATTACGTTTGGGAACTCCACCAACAAATCCAATTGTTGTAAGTGTTAATGGTTTTCCTTCGTATGCTTCATCACAATAATATTGTGTATAATCTCTAGGAGTATCACCAAATAGAGTGTCAATACTATCCAGCAATCGGTCTAAGAAATCTTTTTCATCACCTTCGTTTTTCTCACCAGTTGTACAAATTTGCTTAAGTTTATTACATGTTTGATCAGTTCCTGAGCAAGTAATTCCTAAAAGATTTAAGATATAGTTAATTGCGTTTCCAATCATATTAAGTGGTTGAGCAATAGCACCTAGGATATCTTGTAGAGGTCCTAAAATACTCTGCAATAATTCATTCATTAACTGATAAATCTTAGAAATGATAGCATTTACTAACTCATCAATTTGACAAATTGCATTACGATAAATTGAGTTGATGTAATTCATTAAGAGATTTGTCAACCACTCTATCAATCTTTCTCCTAGGTCTGCCATCTTACACCCAAGATCTTTAATCCAACCATCAAACAACTCAGTGGCACCAGTTAATCTATTACCATCATCATTTGGTGCTAATAAGAATTTTACTATTTTATCAACTGCATCTCCAATTAACTTTGTAATATAACCTTTGACTCCTGCTAAGAAATCATTTATTATTCTTACTATTTTATTGATGTATACTCTTGCTTTTGAAGTAGACTTATAAAGTCCTCCAGTATACTTGTCAACGTAAAAATCTCCTATGTTACCATTGTTATTTTGTACATTAAAAAGAAATTGACCAATAGTATTAGTCATTTTATCTTTAAATTTTCTCTCTTTACATTTTTTTGCTTTATCTACGCACCATTCCTCTTGAGTAAGAACATCAACCTTCTTACCAATATCAACTCTATACTTTTTTTCATCATCAATTTTACAAAATGAACCATCAGTAAGTTGACCAACTAGACTATTAGTATCTGTTTTAGAATTATCACCATCAGTTTCTGGTTTAACTGCTTTATTTGATTCAACTCTAACACCAGTCTTGAATCTAGAGTCTGGGTCATCTTCTGATACTTCATTTTTTTCTGTTGTGGCATTTGGAACTCCACCAATAGAACCCATGATTATAGGTTTCTGTTTGTCGTTGTCCAAATAAAAACCGATCACCCAACAACCCTCAACCAGTTGAGAAGATGCTCCACCAATATTACCTGGCATGAAGGGTGCGGTTACAGGCATCATCACGGTTGCCCAAGGTAGTTGTTTTGTTTGCACAATCTCTTTTGATCTAGGATGCTCTCCTACAATCGCCACCTTATATCGCCAACCACCTTTACCTAAGGTGTCATTAGCAGATTTTTCTATTTGACCTACCCACCAAGAAAAACCGTCATGACCGATTTTATAACTAGGTACTAACCGTGATAATGCTTCATCCATAATTAATCGTCATACACTAGACACTCTGGTTCATCAGGATGCATCTCACAGAATAATTCAATACAGTTTGGATCGTGATGATCTCCTGCTTCGATTTCTTCTTTATGATGCTCTGCATATACTTCAAGGTCATGCAACTCTTCAATTGTGTGCCTTTTCATGCTTTCTGATGTATTTGGATCGGCAAGAATTTCCTTGTCGTGTTGAATGTGTTCTTCAATTGTTTTCATGTTTTTTTGCCTCCATGTACAGTATAGTACATTATTATTTATTCTCCACGTTTTGATGGTTCTAATCCCATCCCGTAAGAGTCTCTGAATAATCTTAGCGTAGAATACCCAGCTCCGCTACTTCCTGTGTTAACAAAGTTATATGTATGTGTTGCTTCCTTGACAAGATAAGTTCCACTGGTCTCTGTATCGTATGGTTTTGTCTCTTTATCTTTATCTGATGATTTGTTTTGTATTCCTACATCTATCTTATCTCCTGCACATATTTGAGGATTTATAGGAATTTTCATTGTTGCTTCTTGATTTTTAAGTAAATCAGATCTAGCAAATGACTGTGCAGCATAGTATTTCTGCCAATCTGCAAACTCAGTTGGACTTATAGTTGATTTATCATCTGGATCTTTTATCTCTGGATCATCATACCATGTCTCATGATCTAATATAGAAGACATAATTCTAGAGTACTTACTTTCTAATGATCCTGTATTATCTGGTATTTTTGAAATCTTAGTTTGTCCTCCTAAATGTGCCATATTATCATAACTTTCAGTAATTTTATAAACATACTCAGAATATTGACCAGTACTATGATTAAAAAATACCATCTTTGTGGAATATTTACCCATTCTTAAAGATGACATCAAATCAGTTTCAGAATTAAGCATGAACGTTGTTATGAGAAATCTCATATCTTCTACACGATCAGTATTTGCTATCGTATCCATGTAAGGACCCCAAATGTCTCTATCAGTATAAGGTTCTCTTCCCTGTGTCAATTCAAATGGTGTTCCATCTGCTTTATCAGAAGTAAACGTTTTTGAGTCTGAACGATCACACATTGCATCAATAGAGAAGAAATTATATCCTCTCCAACTTTCCCAGAATAAGAATCCAGCACTACCTCTTATAGCTTCTTCTGAGTCTAATTGCTCTTGAGTAGGTGCTTCTGATGCTCTGTAATCAGTTGCATTAGAGACAGATCTCTTAAGAAGTTGTGCTATGATGTCAAATGGTCTTTTTCTACCAGGCAGGAGACTTACTTTAAATCGTGATGGTTCTGAATAAATTTCTTTTGTAGATTGTAATTTTTTCTTAATTAATTTTTTAATTATTTGTTGTGGGTTATCTCGTAGTTGTTCTTCCACCCTGACAGTTTCATTTACCAATGCTTCCTCAGAAACACACATTAAACTATAAGTTTGTTTTTTAGCATCTATTTGGGTTCTTCCAGCAATCTTATAAATTTTTAGTTTATATTCAATAGCTTTTTTGTTCCATGTTGTTTCTAGTTTAAATCTAATATATTCACCTCCCTCTATTGGAAGTGTATTAATAAAATTAACACTATCACTTATTAAAATTTGAGCTGATGTAAAAGGAGATAAAATACTCTCCATGTAGTCAATAGATATTACTTTATCAGTGCCAAGAGACTCGAATTTCCCCTTTTTTTCAATGGCAACGTCAACTAATCTTATTGCGTTAGCATTTTGTAGTACAGTATCTGACATTACTTAGATGCGATTGAGTAATTTGTTATGAATTTATCTAGATCCATATTGAAACCTTGTCCTAAGGTTTCATCACCAGATTCTGTAGCGGGTTGACCATTTGCTCCATTATAATAGTTATTAATTATAGTTGGTTGTGTAATAACTGATCCTGCTCCTGATACGTTTTGGAGGTTTTGAGTGTTATTAGTGCTTAATTGATTCAAGTAAGCATCCATTGTACCATCACCAAGTGCTTGTGGATTTATAAACTCATTTGCAACCAAACTTGCCAATGTTGCTAATCCTCCACCTCTAATAGATGATAAGAATCCAAGTGTTCTTATTACTGATTGCCTTCCTGCTGGTGTAGGACCTGACATGAAACCACCTTCATTAGCAGCAACACCTGGTCTAAATCCACGAGTAAAGTCCCATCCTCCTAGTTTTCCACCTTTACCAAATTTTCCACGTTGTTTCCAATCATCTACCAATAAATCTTTCGCAGACATGGTATCTTCTGCTGGATTATAACCTTTCCAGAACCAATTAGATATACCATTTGCCAAATCAGTGTTTGGTTTGAAGAACGCTGTCAACCAATTACCACCGCCATTATTATTGCTTGTGTTCTGATTGTTGTTAAAGAAATTAAACGGATTCCACGGTTTACCATTATTATTACCATTATTACCATTATTACCGAATCCTTTGAATAAATTCTGGAAAAATCCTCCACCCTCTAAATCAGAGACCCCTTTATTAACACCTTCTCCTTGAAGTGCTACGTAATCACTTTTTGATTTCTTAAATCCTTCAACTAAACCAATACCCATATCAACAAATCTATCTTCATTATCACGTTCAACTACAATTGATTCTGGATTATTTGGTTCATTAAAACTTGCAAGTGGTCTACCATTAACACTAAGGAAAGAATTTGTTGGGAATCCACTCAATCTACCACCAGTTCTCATGGGAACTAATCCTAAATCTCTTGATAATAGATAAGAGTCAATTAACATACCCATACCAGTTGTTTTTGGACTAAGACCTAATATACCAGATCCAATTTCCAACAGACCACCTTTAAAATCACCTTCCAACATACGTTGAATACCAAAAAATCCACCAGCAAGTAAACCTATTAAAGGTAATCTCTTTAACACTCCTTCTGAACCAAACTTACCTAATGATGCTGCAACTTTCGTATTCTTAGCACCTTCTCTTGCACCTCGTATAAGTGAACGTGCAGCAATGTCTGATCCTAATGTCTCTTCTACCAACTTTAATGCCTTTCTCTCATCTAAACCAGCATCAATTGCTTTACCAAAGATATTGTATGCAACCATATCCTCAACATTTTTAAAATTAGATTTGGGATATAGTTTTGCAAGGTCTTCTGCCATATTACCAATAGATGATCCTCTTGCTGCAAATACAGGTCTGAGATTAGAAAAACCCGATTTTCTCAACTTATTCATCTGTCTATTATAATATGCAACATTCTTTTTACCTGGTGAAAGTCCTAATTCACCAAATTTTTCCACCATATCATCAGTAAACAATCTCTTTCCTTTAGAGTCAGTAAGAGCTCTAAAAACTTCCATATCCCTTACTACGTCATCAATCTGGTTCTGAATGCTTCTCATTCCTTTTGCAGACTTGTTTGACATCATCTGTGCATATGTATCAGGATCTAAACTTTTTTTATATGTTCCTGCTCTTGCAGCTGCATCTTGGACTTCTTCCAAGAAAAGTTCATTTGCTTTATTGCTTCCTAATGCTTTCTTAATCCCTTCAGCATATCGAGGTCTTAGCAATCCTGCTTTTTCAACAGCTACTACTTTTTCTATTAGTGCTTCATTCATTTTTGCACCAACACCCTTTTTTGCACCTCTTCTAAGCATTATAGCAAGTGTTGATCCTACATCAGGATTAGCACCAACTGTTTTTGCTAGATTTTTACCAACCATCTCTATTCCAGCAGTTGTAGAAACTGCTGCTGGTTTTACTGTACTAAGTCCAGCAGATCCAGCCATCGCTGTGAAAAGATCTCGACTTCTTGCCCTTCCTGTAAGTTTCTGAATTCCTCTAGCTGTTGGAACAAAAAGGTTTTTTTGCATGCTTTGCATGAAAGGACTAGTTTTTCTCAAGAAATAACTAGATCCTGCACTTAATATATCTGTTCCTGTTAACTGTGTGATAGCACCGCCACCACCGCCATATCCGCCACCGCCACTAAAACCACCGCCAGATCCACCAGATCCACGACCACCGCCACCTGGTGTAATGTTGATCATTCCACGACCACCGCCAGGACCGCCAAACGATGCACCACCAATCATACCAGCACTGCCTCTAGCACCCTCTAGTGATCTTTCTTCTCTCGCTATTGAACTTCTTCCCTTCTGTGCTCTCTGGTTACTAGCAAACATTTGAAAAAGGTAACCATTCATCATGGTTGCCTTTGCCATATCAGCAGTTACATTAGACAGTTTTCCTATTTCTCTTGCTTGTAATGCTGATGCATCTGCTACTTGACTCAATCCACTTTGCACACCACGAAGTCCTGCAACAAGTGCATTTGATATAGGTGCAGTATCAGTTATACTATTATTATTAATCTCATTTGTTACTTTGTAGTCAAATCCACCACGAAATCTTTGTTTGTAGTTAGAAGCAGGGTCAGTGCCAGGTCCTGTAGCACCCAGTCTACCTCTAGTTCTAGCAATTTTATCTCCACCAAATCTACTTCCTAATGCTCTTCCGAAGAAATATCCTTTACCTATTCCTGCTTCTTCTAATGATGTTCCACCCGCTTCTGCCATTCCTGCTGCATACGCACGCTCGCTAGATGCCATATCAGAAGCTTCTCTGAGACGCTTTCCAATTTGGTTTGCGATTATACTGGTGTAATCTTTATTACCCCTAGTATCGGTGTATCCAACGGTTCCGCTTGACATTATCTTTTTTGTTGTTCGTTTCTAAGTTGTTCTAAGTATTGTGTTAACAAAGAGACATATACCTGTCTTTCAAATGGAATCATATTCTCAATTTCACTCAAACTATATTTATGGTGTTGCATGAGAGTGAAGTTAGTCTTGTAATACCCCTCTAGCGTGTTATGAAAGAGGGCTATCCGAAAAAAGATGCTAACCCTGACATTACATACTCAGATTCTACATTTGTTTCTGGATTCGTAATTTTAAATGTATGTTCTAGTTTGGGTGAAGTTTGGAAAAATGTCTGTATTTTTTCTAATTGTGCATTAGTCAGACTTTCTACAAACTCTTTAAATTCTTTAGGACTGGTTGTAGATTCATCAAATACATCATCTCCTTGAAATATTTGATCAATACTCTCGGCAATAATGTCAAGAACGGTGTCTTCAGTAACTTCTTTATTTGCGAACTGATCCTCTACAAATCTATTAAAAGAAGGATATCTCATTATCACTCCAAGATTATCAGTTAACATAATTTTGTTGCTATGCCCTTCTGGAAAAGTAACTTTAACATCAGTAAGGTTTAAATTATACCTAACTTGCGTCGTTTCATCATCTCGACATGTAACATTAATTTCAACAATTTCTCCAACTGATACAGCACGAATATTTAAGAAAATATACTCTAAATCAAAAATTGCAAGATTTTCAAGTTTGATTCTTGATGTTATACAGTTTTTTAACAAGTCATGAACAGCATTTCTGATGTTAGTCTCATCATTACTTTCTAGTGCCATCAATAGCACTTTTTCTTCTTTTACAAGAAATGGACGAAATTTTATCTTCTTCTTAGTTGATGGAATTTCCAAATCATATATTGGAAAATCCATAGTTGGCAATGCCATAATATCTACTCCAAGGTCATATTTATATTTAGCGACTTTTTGAGACAAAAAATAGCGGGAAAATTTTTCCCGCTTTTATGGAATTCAAAAGTCAATTTTCCCTGTTATTCAACTACTTTGTATTTTTCACCAAGTAATCCAGGAATCGTACGGTTAAGTGGGTCTAATGTATTAGGTTTCTTCGTAATGTCATTAATTATAACACGATGCTTGGTGTAATAGAATTGTGCAGTTACTTTTGTTATCTGTGCTGATCCAAACTGTAAAGGAACAGCATCAATAGCAAATGGCCATGCATCCTCCATAACAAACTGAACTGAACTTCTTGTTCCTTTTGTATAAGCTGAAGATCCTAATTCTGTTTTAGTAACATATATGGTTGAACAATACTTCTCAGGATAACTTAATTGTACAGTTCTATTCCTTGATCTCGGTTTTATTGCTGCCATTTGTTGAGGGTTTGCTGCTACAGAAACCTTATCTTCTTTGGGATACACAAACTGACCAACAGGACCGCCAGTACTAAATTCTTGAAATATTGAATTATACCATTCATATAACATAACCAGCGGTGTCATGCGAGCATCACACTGAAATCCTAATTGCATTTCAGTAAATATCCTAGTATGTGGGTAATTTATTTGACCTTCACCCATATACCTACCTTTCATTGTTCCAGTGGCAGCACCTATGTTGGGTAATTGTGCTTCATCACACAAAAACTCAAGTACATCATTTGTTCCACCTAAGTTAATTTTGACATGAAAATTATTGCTCATCGACATTCCGCCGTTAGCATTCATTACTGCCAAAAATCTGTCTATGTTTCCTATACTTGCCACGCTAAATACCTATGTTGGTACAATTGTATTTATGGCATATTCTGGGATTTATAAGCCTATTAATCCCAAAAAGTATCGTGGCAACCCAACTAGAGTTATCTACAGGTCACTTTGGGAACGGAAATTCATGGTGTTCTGTGATAATAACCCCTCAATTTTAGAGTGGGGGTCAGAAGAGGTTATCATACCATACAGAGCACCTGATGGTAAAGTGAGACGTTATTTTCCTGATTTCTACATAAAAGTCCGTGAAAAGACTGGAAAAATAACTAAGTATATTATAGAGGTTAAACCTAAAAAACAAACACAACCACCGAATGAGAAAAATAAAAAAACTGCTGCCTACCGTAATGCTGCATTAACTTACGCCAAGAACCAAACTAAATGGTCTGCTGCTCGTGAGTATTGTGAAGACAGGCAGATGAACTTCTTAATACTAACCGAGGATCATTTAGGAGTATGAAAAAATGGCACAAGGATTCGCTGCTATCCAGCGTAACACAATATCCTCCAAGTCTGGATATAAAACACTGTTTGAAAAAATAACAGAAAAAACAAAGGGGGAAAAGAAAACATTTTCATGGTATCGCTCTGCTGTAAAGTCAGAAGCGAGTAGTTACAATAAAAATTTTAAAAAATATATTTTAAATGAAAAAAGTGATGATGTAGGTGCTGTACAGGATCAAGACGAAAATGAACTTCGTAGATTTCCTGTACAGGGTCATCTTTACATGTTTGAATACAAAGCAAAGATGAACTACTTAAAGTATTATGATAAGTTTCCTTTAGTATATGTCGTACAAGCAACTAAAAAAGGAGAGTTTTGGGGTGCAAACCTACATTACATGACGCCAAAAAGAAGAATTATGGCGACAAAAAAGTTAATGGAGGGTAGAATTGACATTCCTAAGGTTTGCTTCCATAAATACTTGCAGTCTCAAGTAGACGGTCTCATGATTGACCTTGCTATTACTGAATGGGATACCGCAGTTCTTTTACCAACAGAAGAATTTGTCAAGAATGCAGGGAAACTTTCATTCCCTGTCGATAAGGAAGAAGTTTGGAGTGATACCAAAGACACTTTCTATGACAAGATCAGAGGACAAAGATTAGTAAAAGGATATGGAACGAAACAATCTAGGGAGATGGCACTCTAATGGGTACAAAAGGTAAAAAACCGACACGTAAGGCAGATTTTGTTAATGATGTTCAAATAACATATGGAACTAAGCCTGGTTCTGGAATAGTTAATAAGGATGGAAGTAGAAATAATAAAAATCCAACTCATTGGAAGTGGAATGGTAGTGCTTGGGTTGAGATTAGAGAAAAAGAATACACAACTCTTCTAAAAAATCAAGACTATTTTAAGAATCCATATGGTGAGAGTAGTATAGAGACTGATCAGACAGTAAACTCAGGATCAATTCGGTATCCTGCAGACGTTGCTTCTGGAGGTGACTCTGCCTATGTTCTATTTTCTTTTTATGATTACACACCACCATTTGGAAAGAAAAAAGCTTTTACATCAGGATTAAGAGTCAAAAAAGGAAATAGTGGTGATACTTTTGTCAGTAAGGGGCAAGAATTTGTAAACGAAAGTCTCACCACATATAATAGAGGTGGTGTTCTTACTGCTGATTATGAACCAAATGCATTACCACAATTAATGTTATACATGCCAAGTGATATTCAAGATGCATATAAAGCAGACTGGGAAGGAAAAGCATTTGGTTCTACTGCTGCTGGAATCTTATCATCTGCTGGTGCTGAAGGAACAAGAAATAAATTAAAAACACTTTTGAGTGCAGGAAACAGAGCACTAGCAAACGTGCCAGTTAATGCTGC